TCGCTGGATCTAATTTATTTTCTTTTATCTTGTCTTCGATCTTAGCTTTCCAAGCTGGCATATCTTCAACCTTTTTCTTGCCAACAATGCGCCGAAGCTGCTCTGACTCGTCAAGACTGAAGCCAACCTTAACAGCCATCTTCATTAACTGCTCTTGGTAGAGAGGAATACCTCCCGTGTAGCTTAATATATCATCAAAGAACTCATGCACACAGTTGAACTCTCCAGTTCTTACGTATTCAGCATAGCTATCTTTAAAGTCTAAAGCTCCAGGTCTTGCAATAGCAACAACTGCGGAAAGTTGTTCAAGGTTGCGTGGTGCAACCTGCTTACACACCTTAAAGTTAACGTCTGCCTCAATCTGAAACAATCCCTTTGGTTGCTCAAGACATGCGAGCGCAGCATAAATACTTTCGTGCGAGGGATCAATCTCAGAGGCTTTGATGCCAAGTTGGTAACAAGTATCATGAACTACTGATAGCGTCCTCAGACCAAGTATATCGAATTTAACGCTAAGACTGGCTACGTCGTCCATATCATAACCAGAAACCAAAGAGCCGTCGTTGGTTTTCTGTAGCGGCATTATGTCATCCTGTTTGTAATAACTGATTGAAATACCAGAAGGGTGAACTCCAGAGTTTTTAACTAAACCTTCTAACTTTTTAGCTATAATAAAAGCCTTTTTGTTTTTTTCTGCAAAACCTTTGAAAGCCTCGCTTTCATCTAGCGCGATATCAAGCTTAACAACTTTGCCAAAGTGCTTTGGTATGCTATCACTAATCTGATTAACTTGAGTCTCAGAAAGCTCTGAAACAATCTTGCCACACTCTTTCATGCATAACTTAGAGCTTAATGAGTTAAGTGTAAGAATTTTTGACGTTCTTCCTTCGTATTTTTTTTCAATATATTTAATGACTTCGATTCTTCGGTCATAAGAAATGTCATTATCAACATCAGCAAGGAGAGACCCATCAAGAAAAGTTTCACCATTATGTTCAATCTTCTTCGCTCTGCTTTTAGAAACAAACCTCTCAAAAAATAAACCGTGTTCAATTGGGTCAATATTTGTAACCCCAAGTAAATACAGAACCAAGCTGCCAGCAGCACTTCCTCTGCCAGCACCAGTTGGTATATCTTTGTTTTTGCAAAAGTCAAGTATGTCCCAATTCAATAAAATATAATCAACAAATCCAAGTTCATCAAGAACATCAATTTCCATTATAGTTCTGTCGTAGTATTCCTCCTTGTTTTCCTTTTTTCTCAATCCTCTATCGCGCAACCCTTTTCTACAAAGTTCTTTGAGAATATTAAGGCTACTGCTACCGTGGGGCAAGCCAAGTTCAAACAGAATTTCATCTGAAACAACAATTTCTGGAAGTTTAACTCCAACTGGGAATGGGTTATTGTATCTCATAGTTCAATATCGTAAAGTTGTTTGTGAAATATTTCAAAGTTCATTTCAATATCATAAAGTGCGTCGTGTAAACGCTTCTTGTCGAAGTCTATTTCATATTTTTTTAACAGGGTTAACTGCGAAGTTTTAAGACCTCTCTCTCTATAGTTTAGCCATCTGTATTGCCAATAAATAAAGTCATCCTTGTCAACGGGAGCGTCTTTTGCTATAGCCGCCGCGATAGCTTTTGTATCTACAATTCTTTTTATATATGACTGATCTAATTTTTCTCCTATAAGTTTGCGCCAAACATCTATCATATAAACATCAAATCCCAATAAGTTCTGACCAACTATTAAATAAGATGGATCATAAAGGTATTTTGAAAATTCACTCCAAACAGATTTTGGGTCTTCTGCATTCTGTTTATAATACTTTTTGCTGAAACCTGTAATCCTAGCCGCATCTTTAGAAACGTTAAGGTCGTCCCATTTGATGAGCTTATCGTATTTCTTTATAATCTTATTACCTTCCGCTACAATCCAAGCGGCTTGCCAAGGTTTCGACTTAACGAGATTTAAGCCTTCTGTCTCGGTGTCAAATATAATATATTTTTGTTTTCTGTTGTATCTTAAGAGTGATCCGTTCATTTCGATTGTTCTAAGTATGATTCCATGCAAAACTCATCGCTTGAAAAGTGACTCAAGTTTGGGTTTGAGAGTGTGGCTTGCCTACCAAAGCTGCGATTACAGAGAATCTTATAAGTCTGCAAGGCTTCTACGTCTTCTTTGTTTTTATAATAAATTGTTTTAACGAGGCTTATCGGGTGTTTGTCTTTGGCGAACTCTTTAACCTTTTTCTCTAATAGGTTATCGAATGGCAAGTTGTTTCTCTCTATCCAAAACCTTGGATTAAGACCTTCTAGATATGGTATGCAGTTTTTTAAGAAAAAATTGTTCTCATGTATAAAACTATCGTAAAACGGAACCACAAAAGATAAGTGATTGCTGTCCCAAAGTTTTAAAAGATTACCGTAACTTATCTTGCCCCCACCTTCGGTGAAAGCGTGAGAATATATTTTGTTTAAAAGTTTGCAACCGTCATCGTCCATCGCAAACACAATACCTTTATGATCAGAGTCAGAACCCTCGTCTTCTTCGTTGTTACACAAAGTGATTCGAAGACCATACATTAAGTTTAAGTCATTCTTGCTGCAAACGTTAAAAGCCTTCATAAAGCTAGTTAGGTTATCTTCGACTAGAACTACATCCTTTATTCCGTTTTCTTTACAAAGAGTAATGATTGAATCGGAGCCTCCTTCTTGACTTGATTCCTTTAAGGTAAGAATACTCTTGCCTATTGAGTAAGTTGATTTAAATATTGGCTTAATCATAGCTTTATGATAACATACATGCAAGGTTTGTCAAGAAGAATGTGTTAAGATTACATTGAGTCTAATAGCAAACAAAGGTTTGCACTTGATTATTTAATGCCTCCATTATGTGCATAGCAACCAGGATAATATTTCATTTCGTGAGAACCTCCCTTCGGAACCATGTCTTCGTTAAAGTCATCTTCAAAGCAACTCTTCACAAATTTGCCTTCTGAATCTAAGATTGTGTGATAAAAGAAATCAAACTTCATTCCACAATGCCACATTGGAGTCCCATCTTTCTTTAGTTGCCCTTTCTCTTTCGCAAAACCACAAAGAAGTTTGCAACTAAATGAACCATCACTAGGAAAACCTTTGTATGCCGCCATATTTTTTGTGGCAGAACTCTCGTCAAAATTATCTAAATACTCCTGTATATCGGTGAGATGATGCTCAAAACCGTGAAGGTCATCCTCATCCAATGGAGTCATCTGTATAACACCAGTATCTTTAACATCGGGAATTAAATCGAATTTTAAAAACAAAAATTCACTTTGTTTTGTTTCATATTCTGGAAACATATGTCTTACTGCAAGGCTATACATCAAGTCTTGCATGTTGTCTTCAAGCTCTTTGCCTTTAAATGTGGCTTTGCTTGTTTTGAAGTCTCTAATTAAAGCATACTTCTTATCTTCGTAAAGAAACAGCTTGTCAATAAAACCACGAATCTTATACTTCACTGTCCCGTTGTTAACGGTAATGTGAAAATCTTTTTCAGAATGTTCTTCCGTCGGATCACTATGCGTATCGCCGAAAAAGTCATACATCAATCCGTTGAGGGTCATTTCTTTCATAAGGAGAACGTTGTCGTCATCATCAACGCCTTCTCTAATAGCATGTTTCATTATCAAACGCTTAATGGGTTTAGAACTAAACACATCGAGTGTTTTTTTGATTTGCTCAAAGTGCTTTCTGTGCCTTGGGTTTCCCAGAACCTCAAAAACTAAGTGGCAAATTGAACCCCTTCTAGCTCCGTCATTACTTTTATCTGGAAGATTTAGTTTATATTTGCACCAATACAACCAAGAACAACTCTCTGCTGTCTTTATTCTACTCGCGGATAATGTTGTTTGTGGTTCACTCATTTAATTTTCTCGCTTTCTTTATATGGGTTTTAGAAAATTTCATGTCATGCTTTAATACGAAGTCGCTAATAAACACCCTTTGTTTTGTGACATCTGTTTCTGTTTTTGACCAAGCAACAAGATCAGAATTGGCTTCGTGAGCATCCCCTAGGTCATTAAATCCTTTGGGCGGTATTTTGATAAACAAAACGTCAAGATCAAAGTAGCTCGACAATTTTAAATAATTTTTTATAGATCCAGTTAAACCCCTGTTAACCTCTGAGTTAAAATCGTTATTACCAGCAATAACAATCCTGTCTATTTGTTTGCTTGATAAATAAGTTATAATAGAGGCGCTAACAGAAAGACCAAAGATTACTAAAACATTTTTTATGCCTTGTTCGTAAAGGGCTAAGGCATCACCTATACTCTCCACAAGATAAACTTCTTTAGCCTCTTCTATTATTGAATCAACCGTTTCTTTGTTGGGTAAATAGGCTGGGTATATCCAATTGTTTTTCTTACCTATATGCTTCCACTTAACGTGACCGTTATCATCAACCTTCCTTCCAGAGAAACCAATAATTTGTTTATGTTCGTTATAAACAGGGAAAACCATTCTTCTATACATGTTGCCGTTGCCAGCGAGACCAACTTTGAATGCTTTTTGTGTATATTCTGAAATTTTCTTCTTTAGATAAAAGTTATAATTAGGAAACAGTTTATCAAGAATAGAATTTTCGTATGTTTTTTCCATTTGTATTAAGGTATTGGGTTTATATTCGGTGAGTTCGTGTTCTTTGGTTTGTATAGACCTTAAAACGTTTCTTAGTTTTTCTGGTTCACCCTCTAAGGTAAGTTTTATGAGGAGTTCTAGTGGTTTTGGGCTTTCAAAACGAACGAAGTCACTCCATACTCCAGAGTTTTTATAAATTTTAACAGCGGTAGAGTTGTCTCCATCACGATAGAGAGCGTTAGTCCTCCAGTGATCGCCACAATCTACAAGTTTATAGCCTAAGCCTTCTAGAACTTCTTTCATTTCGTTAGAATTCATCAAAATCTGGGACTTCGTCTATTTCTGAATCTTCAATTTCTGTTTCTCCGTCTGCAGCGCGGACAATGTCACGCAAATCGCCGCATTCAGTTATTTTGAAATTATGAAAATCTAAATTTATAAAGTTTTTCCTAAGAGTATCTCCAACTTGGATTGGGCTTAGTGCGCCAGCAACATCTTTTCCCAAGTGACGGCTCTTAATATTAACCAATTTGTGAGTGCCGAATTGATTACCTTCTATCTCAATTTCATCTGCTGTTTTGTTCCTTAGAATAAACATGTGAGAACAGAATTGAATAATTCTATCGGATAAAGAAACAATACTTTCATCATCGACAACATTCTGGGCGTTTCTGTTGTTGGTAATTCCATATCTGTTTGATTGCACGGAAGTAATCATTGGTATAATTGGCTCACCCCCATGAAGAATGTCTTTCTGAACGCACTTCTTAAACTTATCTACCATTTCGCCAACCACCTGCCATTCATTTTTATTGGCAGAAGCTTCGCTTGTTGTTTTGATATAGTCAAAAGAAAATACCATTCTATTGCCGCGACCAACTTTAGATAAGTAAAAACGCTTTAGGGTATTAACCATTGAATCTACATCCATGCCGCCAACATTGTAATAATAAAACTTAAGCTTCTTTACCTTGCTCCAAGTGTCCCTTACTTTTTGAACAACGTCTGGTCCAGCTTTTCTCCACTCACCACTCTCAAGCAAGTGCATCGGAACACCCGACATCGAAGAACATTGCCTCATGATCAGTTCTTCTTTACTCATCTCTCCATTATCAAAATGAAGAATAGGAACGTCATACTTAGCTCCAACCCAAGTGGCATAATGCATACAAAACTGAGTTTTTCCCACCCCAGACCTAGCCACTACAACCGTTATATTCCCTGGTCTCAGAAGTGACCCATACATTTGATTGGTCTTTTTGTGTGGACCCATCATGCCAAACTCAGTGATAGGGTTGTTTCCCCTCTCTTCGATAATATTCTCCATATCATCGTAGATGTTAACTGGGACATCGTCTCCAGTTTCGTATAGGTTTATCCTTGAGTTGTAAACGTGATCAGCCTTCTCTACAATTTCATGGTAAGCGGTTTCTGGAGGTATGTTCTTCATCTCCCTAGCCATGTCTTGGGCTGCTTTGTATATGCCCCTCCTTACAGAAACCTTCTTCAGCTCTTTGGCTGTTTTAATTACATTGCCTTTCGGGACTTTTCTTAAAGCCAGAGACTTGATGTAATCAGATGGGTTTAAGTTGTCTTGAAACGACAAACCTATACTAGATATTCTTTGACCGATAATTATTTCATCTATCTCTTCGCCACTCTGAACGGCTTGCTTGATTATAGTGAATATAGTTTTGTGGAGATTGCTTTCTTCAGAATAGAAATCACCATTATCTATAAAGTTAGATATTTCTGCAAAGGTATCTGGCTCTTTTATAAGACCAGCTAACAGCTGCTTTTCTAGTTCTAGGTTATAAATCATTTTGAAGTTGCTTCAACGTCTTTGTTTAGGAAGTTTGATAGCGCGTTTTTTAAGCCAAGTTCAACAATTGATGAATCGTATTTAGAATATATCATTGGAGAACCTTTTTCGCTACAGAGCGCCAAGATCATACCTTTGTATTTATCTGCATCTCCACTAAGCTCGTAAATCTGCTCAATGAAATTATCTGGGATTGAGAATTCTATGTTTTCTTCTTCTTTCATAAAAAAATATCTTGGTCGCTAAATAGCGATGCGTTTACTACATCGGTAGAGTAAATCTCTACCAGCTTTATACCATTTAAATCGCAGAAGTCAAACTTATTTTGATCTCTTTTTAGTTGCTCCAAATACTTGAGTCTATTCTTGTGGAAATGTTTAACATACTTTGTGTGTTGATCTCCTTGAACTTCTACAGCAACCTTTTTGTTTGCGTTATAAAAATCCAAAGATAACCTTGTTCCAACCACCCTAAACTCTTCAAATACAATATCGTTTTCCCAATAAGGTTTGAGGAAGTCTTTGACATTTTTTTGAAACTTGCTTCTGCTTTTACCGTTCCAATTTATAAGATACTTCTTCGCCCCTTTTAGGTTTCTTGGTCTGCCTAATGGGTCTAGAAATTTCACGTAAGCTCACCTATTGCGTTTTTAAAGTAATTAACAAGAAATGCAGATAGATCACTATCTTGTTCTATGGCTTTAAATACATTATTGTCTCCTTGTATTTTTTCTGGGAAGTTTAATTTGTTTTCTTTAATTATATCTGCAAATTCGTCTGTGATTTTAATCCAAGATCCTTTTTTGCTTATAAATTCCCAAGCATAAAGAAGGTCTACGATTTCTTTTTCTATCCATATAGAACTCCCCTTTTTTCTTCCATATCTTATTGGATAAATAATTGCATTGTTTGTTTTTTCGTTTGGAGATTTTCTAATTATAGCTTTGGCAAAGTGCCCTATTGCTGGGTTATTTTTTGCGTCCATTTTTTTTATTGATGGATTTTGTAATATAACATCTTTAGCAAATCTAGGCTCAAATTCTATAATCCAATTAGCAAAATGCAATAATGCATTTCCTCCAGTCGCACTTGTTTGCCTTATAGGGGCTTTGCTATATGGATCGATTTGTATGTTCGCTCTTACCTGTGAAATAAAAATCGCCATGTGTCCGCGTTTTGCGAGCGCAATACTCATTCTTTGCATGAATTCCCCAGCAAGCTTCGCACCTCCAGCAACCTTTGTCCCCTCTGAAAATTCTTTACCGCAATCATTCTTCAATATTAAACCATCAACAGAATCCAAAACAAAACAATACTTAACACCGTGTTCATTATTACCTACTAAAAGTCTCATGAGGTTAATTACTGTTTCGTAAATATTTGATTCAAAAACAAAACAGCTTCCTGTATTCCAGTCTCCGTCGCCAAAGGTAAATTCTATTCCAGATCTTTCTCTGATTTCTTTAGATAATCTGCCTTCTGCTTTGAAATAGACAGCTTTTGAATTTGGCACAGTAGTAAGGAAATTCCTCATAACCTCCAAAGCTTCAGAGGTTTTCCCACCTTCGTTCATCCCGCAAAAACGGTGTAAACCTGGACCGAATCCGCCCCCAAGCTGTAGGTCAAACTGAAGGGAGCCGCTAGACACCTTGTAATCTATCTCTTCTTCAAAGTTATAATGGTCTTCCTTATTAGACTTCAAGAAATTATGAAGTATGTTTTTTGAATCTGTTGTATCACTCATTTAAAAAATCTTTTGTTGTTTTTTTCTTCTTAACTACTTTCTTATCTTCGCCAACCTTCTCACCAATAGTATATGATGGATATCTAGTTTTGTCAACTACATAATTGAACGCCCTGAATTTTTGATCCATAACATACTTTAATTTTGGACTAACTATATAAGCTAGAGAGTCAAACTTCCTACCAAAGTTAACAATGTCCATAAACTCAAGAGAGTAACGATTACATAAATCGTTTAGTAATTTCATCTCCCTAGAAAAAAACATCCGCTTACTTGATTTGGGTTCTTCAAGTAAACGGAGTAATATTTTTCTTTTGTTTATCTTTGGTTTGGCGGGGACTTTGGTCTTTTGTTTCTTTTCCTTGGTAGGTTCTTCAAACTTAAAACCACACTGGCAATGTAAAATCCTTGTTCCTACAAACACATTGCATTCTGGACATCTCTTTTTACCTCTAGGCATATGGCGAGGTTAACACAGGTTTAAATCTGCGTCAACCATTTTCTTTACCAGCCCATAAAAGTCTGTCTTTCTTTCCCAGCCAAGTTCTTCTTCTGCTCTGCGTGGGTCTCCAAGCAGCAGCTCAACTTCAGCTGGTCGATAGTATTTCGGATTGATAGCAACAAGAACTTGATCTCCGTGCATATACTTTTGATCAAGACCTTGACCTTGCCAGCTACACTTTTCGCAACCGAATCCAGCGAAACCAAAAGCAGCCTCAACAAAGTCACGAATAGTGTATGTCTCGCCAGAGGCTAGAACATATTCCCTCAAGTCTTCGTGCGAATGAGCGTTTTGATTTAGCATTAACCAAATGCCAGCAACAAAATCCTCCGCATCTGACCAGTCCCGTTTGGCATCAAGGTTACCAAGCTCCAGCGGGGTTGGCGTTTTACCTTCTCTGATTTCCTTGACGATTCTGGCAACACCCTTGGTTACTTTGCGGGTAAGGAACTCCTCGCCCCTCCTTGTCCCTTCGTGATTGAACAACCAACCTTGAATGGCATATAAATTGTAACTTTCACGCCATACTTTTACCAGATGCCTCGCAGAAGCCTTAGAAGCGCCGTAGGGACTTCTTGGGCGTAGTGGGTGAGTCTCGTCCTGTGGGACGGTTACAACGTCTCCAAACTCTTCGGACGAGCCAGCATTGTAATACCTGCACTCTGGACAGTGCTTACGAATAGCCTCTAGTTGATATAATACTGCCATGCAATTTGTATTCATATGATTTTCTGGCATGTCCCAACTGACCCCAACAAAAGAATTCGCCGCAAAGTTGATAAAGTAATCTGGTTTCTCTTCTGAAATAACACGATCTACATTTGACTGGTCTGTAATATCAAGATCAATTAATTTAAAGCGAGGATTGTCTGCTAAGTGCTTAATGTTATCATGATTCTTTACTGAAAGGCGGCGCACCCCAGCTATTACATCAATGTCTGTGTTGGCTAAAAGATAATCAGCCATGTGGCTTCCGTCTTGTCCTGTTACTCCTGTGATTATTACTTTTTTCATTTTGATTTTTTAAAAATTAAACCGTTTTCTCTGAAGAAATTTCTTATCATTGTAGATTTTTTTCTAACTTCTTTTGTTAATTCTTCTTGGAA